GATGTTCGGTGCGTCCCGGCGCTCTTCGGCGGCCAGGGAAGGCAGGAAGTCGGCCCACTCCTGTTCAGCGTAGGTGTCAAGCTTGGTTTCCTTGCCGTCCTTGACGACATAAGCCACCGCCTTCTTGTCCTTATCCGGCTTGATAGTCAGTTCAAGATCGCCTACAAGCCGAGACAATACAGATGACTTGTAGCCATGAGCCTCAGCAGCAGCGCGTACTATGGCATTCCGCCTCAGTGTCGCGGACTCCTGCGTCGCTGTCTGCGCCTGCTCTAGCGCGGTTTTGAGCGCGTCTGGCGCACCCAGCGCCTTGTACGCTTGCCAGGCAGTAGCCTCATCCGCTGTCAGGACGGTGCTGCCCTCAGGCGCTTCTTTGCCCTTGAGCGCGTTGCACTCCTCGCGGAGTTGCCGGCGCTGCTCGCGCAAGCGGTAGTTGTCGTTCAGCGCCT